CAAAAGTTTCATAAGCTGACAATTCTTTTATTCCACTTACTTCTGTTTCGGGAACATCACCCTTAATGATAAAATCGCCATTTCTTAAAGTCCACCCTGTACCATTGTACTTCTTATGTTCTTTATACTCTGACAAATCATTCTTATTAAAAGGAATAAATACATCAACTTTATTATCCTTATCAAAACCAGTTGCTAAAGCTATTGCTTGGCTATCATCCCAAAATACATTTTCAACTAAATGTTTTTTATAAGTACCTTGATATTTGTTAAATACACTCATACTTGTATTAGTCATCATATTAATCAACTCCTAAATACAATATATGTTCATCATTAACAATTACACCATACAAATCACTTAAAATTAAATCATCAAGTTCGGCATTTTTACTCTTAATAATTTCTTTCATATCATTATTGTAGCTTACAGAGTAACTGCCAACACTTTCACTTGACTTACCACGATTTATTTCTTCATCATATGCTTTTAAAACTGTATCCATTATTTTAAATATACATAATTTTACTTCTTGTGGTATATCTTTATTTTCAATTTCTTTAAGTCTATTTTGAGTTCTTAAATCAATTCTTCTTCTTGTTTCAAATTCTAATAGATTAAAAGGCATTAGGTCTAAAGTTCCACCTAGAGCCTTATAATCTTCATAAGTTAGGTATTGTCCTTCAAATTCCATAATGCCCTCCTTTTATTATAAACTTACTGATCCTTCTGGAACTAATGCAGCAAATGGGAATCTTGCAGATGTTTCATTTAGTGCATTAACAGGGTTTGGTATTTCCCAACCTAAACGCATAGTTACACGTAAAGCAACCATATCATCTTGAGCTAGGTTATACATAATTGAACCATCTGTTGGATCTTGAATAACTGCTTCAGTTAATACTTTATAAGTGATATCACTTCTGATAGCATATACAGCTTGTGAGAAATCACCAGCAACTAATGTAGCAGTATCTTTATCCCAAGTTCCATTATCAACAAATGTTCTTGTTAAAGAACCAATTTCAGTTGTATTTAATGGTTGTCCAGTAGTATCAGTCATCATACGGAATTTTCCTTTAAGTCCAACTCCTCCAACTAATCCACTTACATTATATCCACTTTCTTCAACTTTAGTCATAACATCATTAATATCACTATATAGATGTCCTGTTTCTTCAACATTTGCACCAGCACTAACTATTGATGGTATTAAACCTGCTCTCCAATCAGTTGGTTTTCCAACACCATTGAAAATAGCATCATCAATTTTACGTCCAAATGCTTCAACTAATCTTGGTCTTACTTGAGCCCAAATATCAACATCAGCATCAGCTAAATCGTTTTCTTTAATAGGAACAATTACTGCGATTTCAGCAGCATTGATATATTTTTTATCCCATGCCATTTTTGTAACATTTTTTCTACCATTGTTTGATGTTTCATCAACAAAGTAAGCGATTGGTAGACTATCTAAAATTCTTAACTTTGTTTTATCACTTGTCATGTTTGGTAATCTTTTAAACATTGAAAGTGCTTTTGAATTAGTTACAACACCTTGAAATATTTCATCAGCAACTTGTGTTTCAACTAACGCATCAATATCTGTTCTATTGATTTTTGCCATAAATAAAATCTCTCCTTCTTTTTTTTAATTTCTTGCACCACGTAGAATATCATTCATAATATTGCTTGTGGTATTTTCTTTGTTTCCACCATTGTTTAAGTTTGGTGAAGATTGCACCTTTTTTACTACAATTTCTCCAAAATATTGACTATTATCTTTTTTGTAGTTTTTTAGTGCTGTATCAAAATCGGTAGTATCATTAACCATTGACATTACTTCACTTGTAACAAATTTTAAAAATTCAGGTTTAACATCACTTTTTGCAACTTTGTTTGTTGCTTTAAGTAAATTGTTTTCCTTTGTTAAATTGTCAACAGAGCTTTGTAATTCTGCAATTTTTTCACTATCGTTTTGATTTGATTTTTTCCACTCGATAAATTCTTGATATTTTTCATCTTTTTGCCAGTCATGACTAGCCTTTTTTCTACCAGCATTAAATGAATTATCTAAATCTTCTTGTGTATAAGTTTTTGTAGTTTCTTCCTTTGCAGGTTCTTCTACTTTTGTTTCTTCCGTTACTTGAACGTCTTTGTTATCTTCCATAACATTTTCTCCTTTACTTTTAAGACTTTAAGTTGGTCTATTCCACTTAATAGGTGTCGTGTGCAACCTTTACATATAGATTATAACATAAAACAAAAAAAGTGTAAAATTACACTATTTTTTCTTTTTACTTTTAGTTGATTTTTTAATTGTTTGTTCTTTCTTTTTTTCTGGTATAACTTCAATTATTTTAACAACAACTTCACCTTTGTCATTTTCTCCAGTTAAATATTTAGCTGTCTTTTCATCACATTTAAAAGTATCACCAACATATAATTTTCCTTTTGTATTAATTCTTCTTCTTTTAATATCTTCTAGTTCATCAAAATTTCTATAAGTGAATTCTTTAATTACTTCTACTTTTATCATTTCATATCTCCTTTTAAAATTTTCATAATCTTCAGGATAGTCTATATCATCAGTTTCATCTTCTATTAAATAATATATATCTGTTATTGCATATCCGTCTAAAGGTATTTTATTTAAACTTTTATATACTTCCCATCCGATACATCTATCTATTTTATTTTCTAAATATAATTTTTTTACTTTGTTTTTATGCTTAAAAAACAATTTTTTATCTTTGATTTTAATACCAAATATTTCATAATCACTACCGAAAAATAATATTTCGTTTGTATCTGTTGTTACTATCTTATTTATAGCATCTTCTGAATAATAAACATCTCCATACAAATAACATATTTCATTATCTTCTACTTCTTCAAATCTATCTATTTCACAATCATTATTAGTCTGTGGAATTAATTTACCATATTGTCTATATCTATCATCACTACCTGTTATTACATAATCTGTTATTCCATTTTCTTTTAATAATCTTGTTGTTCTTCCTAGTAAAGTTTCTCCATTTATTTCTATTAAGTGTTTAGGTATTCCTAAATAGTTATTCCATCTTGTCCCTTTACCAGCACACATTATTACATATTTCATATTTTAACTATTTTTTTGTGCTATTATTTTAGCTTTTTCTGTTGTTAAATTTCCAGGTCTATTTGAATTATAATAGTATAATATTTTATCTAAATAATATTTAGTGTGTGGTATTTTAGCTAAATCTTCTTGAAATGGAACGTCATAACTATATATCCAGCCTTCTTTAAATAAAGGCATTATTTCTCTTTTGTAAATAGCTTTCCATGGTGCATAATTACAAGGTCTATGAACTATTGCTCCAGTATTCATATCTTTCCAATCAAAGAATATTACATCTTCTTCTCTCTCATCTATTGCCTTTAAAAGTGTTTCTATATAATCATTACTAATCATATCATCACTATCTATTATCGCAATATATTTACCAGTAGCTTTTCTTATACCCTCATTAGTAGCAAATGCTCCACCTTTATTTGTTCTACAATGTTTTATATTTATTTTATCTTTATACTCATCTAATCTTTTTTCATTACAACCATCATCTATTAGAAATACCTCAACTTCATCTGTTAATTGTGGTATCAATGCATCTAATAATTTAACTGTTAATTCATATGTTTTGTAATATGGTATTACTATTGATAGTTTAATTTTTTTATCTACCATTGGCGATCTTTCCCTTCTAACATTTCTTGTTTTGTTTTTCTTAATCTTTCATCCATAAGTCTATCTATTTTTGGATCACAACCTTTCACACTTAAAGCTAATTGCATTGTATCTGCATAATGTCTTATTGTACTTGTTTGCCATAAATGATTTTTAGTTCTTATTGTTGTAACTGATTTATAATTTTGTTGATTCCATACATATATTGGTTCTTTTAATAATTCAAAATTATTCATATAAAAACATATTTTACAATGCTGGTTCTTATCTTCTTTTAAAGTTCCCTCATTATATAAACACTCTTGCCTAGTTGCTAAATTCTTTTTAATAACTTTACCACAACTACCACTCCAGCCACTAAATGCTTCATATTTATCTTTATATTGTGGAATAAAACAAGTATTCAATTTATCATTTTTAAAACTTGCCATGCCTACAAATAATACATCTGGGTTGGTTTGTAATTTCCTATTTATCTTTTCTAGTGCTGTTTCATCATATAGCCAGTCATCACTATCTATATAATAAACATAATCAACATCATCAGACAAATGTAAATATGCTTCGTTTCTAGCTCCACCATTTAATCGCTTTTGTTTTAATTCTATTATTTTATGTGGTGGTTTTAATAATTCTTTTGCTATTTTAACACTATCATCAGTACTCATATCATCTACAAATATTATTTCATAATTATTATATGTTTGATTTAATACACTTTGTAAACACTTTTCTATTGTATGCTCATAATTAAAATTTGGAATAATAATACCTATCTTATAATCAATATATTCTATCTTATTCCAATCTTTATCTCCATATTTTGCTTTTTTTATACAGTCAACTTCATAATCAGTTAAATTTATATCTACAAATTCACACTTATCATACCTTACACATTGTAAACCTGTTTTTAATAACTCTTCAAAATTTTCATTATCAAATAAATATATATATTCATTATTATCTTTTTTTACTACTTGATATGAATTTTTATCGACTGCAATTCTCACGATTAATCACCTAAAATAATTATACTATAAAAGTAAAAGACTGTAAAATTACAGTCTTAATTTACTAGCCATACATCTTCTACTTCTCTATCTCGACAATCGAATGTATCATATATTACGCCATTTTTAGAACATACTATATGACCTCGCATTGTAATAAGTAAAGTATTATTAGGGAACATTCCAGAAACATATCCCACCGTTCCATTTATATCATATAACCTTTGATAGGTTCTATCTAAATAGTTTCTCACAAATTCCCTTTTATCTAATAAAGTACCTTCATATTGTGCTATATCAGATAAATAATCATAGACATAGTCCCATGATTTACCAGTAGCACAAGATAAAGCCCTCAAAACACAATCATCCTCAAAACGATTCAGTGGGTTTTCATTATAAAATTTATACATTATCTCATGCTTTTTTGTAAAGTTTCATTAAGCATTTGTTTTTGTTGAGGTGTATCAGCTTCTTCATGCAATACCATAATAAAATCTTCTAGTGCTTTTATCATATAATGATAACTTTTATCGCCTTC